ATATATATATATATATATATATATATATATATAAGTTAATATATAATAATAACTTTATATAAAAAATATAAAAATGTCTGATGCTTACAGATTTGAAGAACGTAACTATAATGATCCAATATTTAAAAATGTAGATGCAACCTATATTATTCATTTAGAAGGAAATGGTAGGTTACCTCATATTGAATCACAGTTACAAGAATTTCACCCAACAGAAAAAGTATATATTTTATATAACAAAGGTTATAAAAAATCTATTAAAAAAAAGCATATTGATACACCAACAAAAGATTTAATAGATGCATTCTATACTATATTTTTAGATTCAAGAGAGAAAAAATATAACAGTATTCTTATTCTTGAAGATGACTTCATTTTTGATGAAAAAATAAAAACAAAAAAACATCATACTAGTATTGACAAATTTATTCAAAATAAAAATAGTATATTTATTTACTATTTAGGTGCAATTACATGGCTACAAACATATTTTAATCAGAATCATAGTCGTATTATTTTTAGCACAGGAACTCATGCATGTATTTATTCAAAAAAATGTATAGACTATTTTTTGGATAATGAAGAACAAAACTCAATAAATGATTGGGATATTTATTTAAATTTTAATTTTGCTAATAGATTCAAATATTACACACCATTATGCTATCAAACATTCCCAGTAACTGAAAACTCACAATATTGGCATAGAGGTTCTTATTTATTATATATACTAGTATTTATACAAAGAACTATATTTAATTATTTGAAACTTTCAAATGAAGCAGTTTTAGGTTTTTCAGTATTTGAAGTAGAATCAAGATTTATATTTTGGGTTTTTATTATTATTATTATTTATATTTTAATTTATATTTTTATGAGAAAAATAAAACCTAATAGTTTCAATAAATATTTTAAATATGCGTTACTTAATTGAATATTTATATAGCATATAATAATCCAGCATTACCACCAACAAATATAACCATATTAACTCTCTCTTCAATTAAATACATATTATAATTATAACTATAAATACGCCATGTTGGTTTATTTATACCAACAATATCTCCTGTTGTAGGATCACAAATAGTCAATACTTGTGCGTATGGATCTACAGGAGGACTAATTGTAGTAATTTCAAATTGTATATTTGTAAATCTACTCATATTCATTGCACCAGAAGGTTGAGTAACAAATGGATCAGTATTTAAACAAAAATTATAACAATATAATCCAGATGGTGCATTACCTGCAGTTCTAACATATTTTTCTACAAAATTATATACTCCTTCATCCAATATATTCTCTCTATATTGTCCGTCCATTAATATACCAAGTGCAACCAAAATATATTGAATATTTTGGGGATTATAAACGCCTGTAATATAAAGACCACTAGATGTGCCATCAGGGTTTGTACCTGGTCCAATAGTTACCGGTAGATTAGGATCAGTGTCGGGATTAGGATAATCGCCTGTAGTCGGAGCTTCTGTAACATCCTGTGGAATAGTTTTAAAAGGCCAATTAGTATAATTAGACCATTGATTGCGCAAATTTGCATCACTTCGTTGAAAATAAAACATCCAACTTATTACCATTCCCATAGAATCCAAATTAATTGTATTTTGTCCTGTAACATTATAAAAAGATTTTTCATATACTTGTTTAAATATATATTTTTGTTCGTTTTTTGCAAATACTTCGGCTTCATCATTAGAGAGAAAACAATAAGTACAATTTAAGTTTATATCTGGGTTCCACAAAGTTCTAGTATCTGTATATGATGTTGGTCCTAATACTTCATCTGGTGGAGTCTGTAAAAAACGATATAACTGCATATAAAATTGATTAAAGTTAGGAGCAACTACAGGATAATTATTTGCATAATCCATTACATCACGAATAGAAAACCATTCATTAATAGGTCTAAACGAAACATTTATTTGTAACTCATTGTATTGTAATGCTACTAAAGGGAAAGCTTGATATGTACTTAAATTAAACCATGACCCTAAAGGAATATAGAGTTTTCTACCATTGATAGATGGTTGTGCTCCAGCAGGACTAGATGTGTAAAATGCGCTGGGATATTTATTTAAACGTCCGTTATAGTTAGATGGATCATTTAATTCAAGTGTTTGACCGATCATCTCATTAAATAATGCCAACTTTTGAGTACTAAAATCTCTTTGGGCGGATGCCAAAATATATTGTCCTGAATATTGTTGTAATAATTGATTTCCGCAGTTTATAGTTATTCTGCTAATAATTTGTGCACCAATATTTTCAATCCATTTGAAATCATAAGGAACCCAGTCAGTATATGTAATGGAACCATCAGGATTGGTTATTGCTTGAGGAGGCATAATAGGACTCCAAATATTTGGCAGAGTTAGGCAAATATAGCAATCCATAAGAAGATCTGCATACCGCTTGACTTTAAATGTAAATGTAGATTCTGTTGTCAAATTAAGAGTAGGTGTTCCTTCTTGATCTAATCTGAAATTTTGTTTTCCCCAATTAGTATATTTTTTATATGTAGTTTTCCAAAAAGTTTTGCTAGGGTTTCCATTTAAAATTATATTTTGTTGACCAATAGCTATAAGATTTAGGAGACCTCCTGCCATATTAGTATATAATATAGAAATTTTTTAAATTCATAATAAATTTAATGTTTTGTTTCTTAAATTAATTTATTAAATTATATATTTACGCATTTTTTTTAAAATAATATAATATATTAAATTAAATGGCAATGCACTCTAATATGGGAGAAAATATTGCAGATAAATTAAATAAATTTAAGTCAGCGATTGAAAAATTAGACGATCAATTTCAATCATATCTAATTTTTATAATAATAGCCATAGTGGTTATCTTTTATTTATTTTATTTAATAAGAGTATCAAAAATGAATCAAAAAGAATGTGATTATATGAATGATATATATGCTACTATTGATGGTTATATAGCACCTATAACAATATCAAATAGTGACTTTTCTGGTAACCTTTTTGATTATTATATTAAAACCGCATATAATGCGTGTTCTGGAGGTGGTTATAAAAATGACTATGTTAATATTTGTAACTTAAAAGCAGTTATAAAACAAGGTGTAAGATGTTTAGATTTTCAAGTATATTCTATAGATAGTCAACCTGTAGTAGCTACAAGTACTCAAGATAGTTATCATATTAAAGAAACATACAACTCTGTACCTTTTGGAGGTTCTGGTGGTGTTATGGATACAATAAATTCTTATGCGTTTGCAAATGGTACTGCACCTAATCCAACAGATCCTATTATTATTCATTTAAGAATACAAACTACAAACCAAGATATGTACACAAATTTAGCAACAATATTTAGCAACTATGATGATAAAATGCTTGGTCCTGATTATAGCTATGAAAATACTGGTAGAAATTTAGGCAATGATCCATTATTAAGTTTTCAAAATAAAATAATTATAATTGTTGATAAATCAAATAATTCATTTTTACAAAATCCTGAATTTTTAGAATACGTTAATATGACAAGCAATTCAGCATTTATGAGAACATATACAAATAGTGATATTGTAAATAATCCAGATATTGATGAACTTACAAACTTTAACAGATCAGGTATGACTATTGTTTTTCCAGACAATCAAAAAAATCCACCTAATCCTAGTACTTATTTAGCAAGAATATATGGTTGTCAAATGATAGCAATGAGATATCAATATGTAGATAATTATTTACTTGCTAATGCAGCATTTTTTGACAGATGTGGGTATGCATTTTGTTTGAAACCTGCAGTATTAAGAAATAATCCGTTGATATTACCAGATCCAACACCTCAAAATCCAGACTATTCCTATGCTGAACGTACAATTAAGACAACATATCAAGATATGACTATTTAATTATTCAGTTATTGTAACCATTGTAACAAATTAATATCTTCTAACAAATATCGTTTCTTTATTTTTTCAACTAACAGTCTACTTATAATATCACGCCTGTATTGCATAAATATTTTAAATTCATCTATACATTTACTAACATTTGTTGAAATCGTCCATTTACTAGCACAACTAACACTATTACAACAAAAACAACCAACCCCTTTGTATAGTTGCAATTCTTTCATTGTTTTACTTGAATTTATTTTTAAATACTCTATATATGGTATATGATTAATTGTAAATTTTTTCGGTGATCTAAATGGATAATCAGAAGATATTTCAAATTTATATAGATTATTATCATCTACTAACATAATACTAACATTCATAATAAAATGAAATTTAATAGTACTATTGGAATGCGAATATAAATTTTTACTTTCTATATATTCAACATGAATATTTGCATTGTTTTTTTTTAAACTAACTAACTCATGTATAAGCCGGACTTTAAGAGGTCTACTATTGATTTGACTCAACTCAGATAAAATCTCACAACCTAAAATATCGTTGGCTTCTTCTAAAATTTTCGTGATTGTTCGATTGAAAGTCATCATAATGAATTATATGTTATAATAATTCCAAATTATTTTTATTCAATTTTAATTTTACAAAATTGAATAAAATATATAATGATTATATATATATGAAAAATAAAAATATATGTAAAGGATTAACATTTAATGACTGTGAAATGGCAATATTGCGTATGGCAATAGATAAAGCGGAAGAAAAAATGGGTAAACGTGTTGTGAATTCAGAAGATATCAAAACAATAATAAGAATAGTTGAAAACTTCATTCAAAAAAAAAACCTAATTTGTTATGGAGGTACAGCAATTAATAATATATTACCATCAGACGACCAGTTTTATAATAAAGAAGCAGAAATTCCAGATTATGATTTTTTTACAACGAATGCTCTTGAAGATGCAAAAGAGTTAGCAAATATTTACTATAAACAAGGTTTTACGGATGTAGAAGCAAAATCAGGAGTTCACAAAGGTACATACAAAGTATTTGTAAATTATATTCCTGTTGCAGATATAACAGATATAGCAAAACCAATTTTTAATTCTATGAAAAAAGATGCAATTAGAGTAAATGGAATATTATATGCTCCACCAAATTTTTTGAGAATGGGTATGTTTCTAGAATTATCTAGACCAGCTGGAGACACTAGTCGCTGGGAAAAAGTTTTAAAAAGGTTAACTTTATTAAATAAAAATTACCCATTAACATCTATAAATTGTGATGAAATAGATTTTCAAAGAGAGATGGAAAACAGAGATAAAGAATATGAAATATATGAAAATGTTCGTAATACATTTGTAAATCAAGGTGTTGTATTTTTTGGTGGATATGCAATTTCATTATATTCTCAATATATGCCAAAAAAATTACATTTAAAGTTGAAAAAAATAGCCGATTTTGATGTATTATCAAATGATCCTGAGACAACAGCCCAAATTGTAAAAGAGAGACTAAAAGACATAGGTGTAAAAAACGCTAAAGTAATTATGAGAGAACCTGTAGGTGAAATAATACCTTTGCATTATGAGATCAAAGTAGGAAAAGATACAATAGCTTTTGTATACAAACCAATTGCTTGTCATAGCTATAATACACTTAATTTAAAAGGTCAAAAAATAAAAGTTGCTACAATTGATACTATGTTAAGTTTTTATTTGGCATTTCTATATGCAGACAAACCTTACTATAATGAATTTTTGGAAAGAATAATTTGTATGTCAAAGTTTTTATATGATGTACAGCAAAAAAATAGACTACAACAAAAAGGATTACTAAGAAGATTTAGTATAACATGTTACGGTCATCAAGAATCTTTGGAAGAAATACGAGCACATAAAGCAGAGAAATATAAAGAATTAAAAATAAAAGGAGACAAAAAAGAATATCAAGAATGGTTTTTTAATTATAAACCAGATGAATCAAAAAATAAAAAATCACATGACATTAAAACAAAGAAAAATGGTAAAGTAAATAAAAATAAAAAAACAGTTAAATCAAAAAAGTCAAACAAATTGTTTAATATAATTGGTTAGAATCAAACTGTTGGTTAGGTTGTGGCATCATTTGTTGGCTATTTGGAGGCATCATTTGTTGGCTATTTGGAGGCATCATTTGTTGGCTATTTGGAGGCATCATTTGTTGGCTATTTGGAGGCATCAT